CCTAAATCAAATCCGCCACCTAGTATATCATTACCTGCGGACTCAAAGTTTTTAGGTGGTTTACCACCATTTCTTTGGTCAATCATCTCACTTTGTTGAGTTGCTTGAATTTTTGTTCTTTCGTCTTTACGATCTTCTTTTTCTTTTTCACCTGACTTTTTACCATCTACTTCTATTCCTTTTAACTGCATGCTATAATCAAACTCTAAGGCCATTAATTCTTTTTTCATTTGAACCTCTTGTTGCATTTTTTGTATTTCGTAACTATGCTTTGTTTCCTCCATGCTTATATCAATAGTGGCTTTGGCTTGGTTTTTTTGCGTTTCAGCTTGAGCAGCTGCTTGAGCAGCTTGAGTATTTGATTCGGTTTGTGCTTTAATATTTTGTAGTTGGATTTGCTGGTCTTTTTCTTGTTTCTTTTTTCTTCTTATTTTAAGAACTTGATTAGCTAGTTTAATATTTTTGATTTCTCTAAGATCTATAGCATCTTCAAGCTCTATGCTTTTTTGCTGAATTGCCATTTGGATATTATTTTCGAGCAATGCTTTTTCCTCTTCATCTGGCATTAAACTTAAAAATATACCAAAGTCATACAAGTGCAACTGCGACATTTCTTTTAGCGTAGCAACATTATTTATGCCTATTGCTTGAATAAAAGCATCTCTTGTTGGTGAGTACTGTATAACGTCAGATATTCTAAGAGATAAACATTCAGCCGTTTCAGCCGTTAAGTATAAACCAGCTTGTAGTATATGTCTTGTAGCGGTGTTAGAGTTTGCTGCAGCTAGTTTTTGAACCCCAACTAAAGCGTTTTTATCTGGAGTACTTCCATCTCTAGCTTCGTTAAGACCAGTTACATCTCTTATCATTTGAAGGTAATAATTGTAGTTACCAATTAAAGCCTGCATTTTACCACCACCGCTACCGCTTGTAATTTCTTGAATAGGAATTTTACCAGGATTTTGGTCACCTTCAGAAGTAAAACTTCTACCAATAACAGATCCTGTCTGGAAGAACATATTTAAAGCTTCTTGTGGATTATAGTTTGTTCCATTGCCTAAATCTATTTCGGCTAAACCATCAGCATCTAAATATACTCCGTCAGGTGTCATTCTAGACATTACTTGTTGTAGCTTTAAGTGAGTCAACTGAATCATATCAGCAAAACCGGTAATTCTTTTTACCAAAGAATCAATTTTACCATTATACATCCTAGGTGCAACAATAGCGTAATTCATTTTAACCTTAGTATAATCACTTTTAGGTCTCATCATGTTTTTGGCCATCTCCCATTTAAGCAACTTTTTTGTACCAAGAATCATAGCTCCATCATAAAGGCACTCTATAGATCTTAACATTTTACTATACCCGCCTTCTTTATCCTCTGGTGGATTAAAAGAATCATCTTTATCAATTAACTTATCAGCACCAGAAGAAGTTTCTTTTACTTTATAAACTTCATTCATGTAAGTTTTATAGTTAAAGTATAAAACTTGAATAGTGTTATTATCTTCTTTATCGTAAGAATGCCTTGAATTGTAATTAGATCTATTAATAGACTTATTTTTCATTATTTCTTCTAGATCCCCTGCTGTTAAATGAGGAAATTGTTTTGCTAATTCATTTACCGGAATAGTTTTTACTTCGCCAACATAATATATATCATCAAAATAAGGCGAGTCAGTGTGTGAGTAAACTAGATTAGCGGGATCAACGTAATCAATTACAACTCCTTCTGAAGTATTAAAACTAGTTTTAACAGCGCCAATACCTAAGACTGTTAAATCGTAATAAAAGCGTTTTTTTGTTAACTCATACTTGTTTCCCTCAAATAAAACACTTAAAGCTTGTTCTTCAGCTATTTCTACAGATTGCTTGTATGTTAGTTGCATGTATAACTCTGCCTCTTCTATAGTCTCAGGAAGATCTTCAGTGTTATCGCTTTTTGTTAAGTCCATACCAAAAGAACCGGCAATATCATTGATACCCTTAAGCTTTATATCAGATATCATGTTTTCTGCAAATTTAGTTCTTTTTTGCAAACCGCTTATATCCTGAGAATAAGCTTTTATATCATACATTCTCTCTGTCATTCCATTAACAACTATATCTACAAATTTAGAGATAATTGGAATAGGCTTCCAGTCTAAATTTAAATAGGACAAATCACCATTAATCGATAACTCATCCTTATATTTTTGAATAGACTGCTCGCCTCTAGCGTACAATCTCAAACTGTGAAAGTTGTTTCTATTTTGATCATGCCTACCACCACCGCTAGTGTGGAACCACTCTTGCTCTATAGCTTTAGCGACCTTTAATCCGTATTCATAACTTATTTTTTCCGAATCACTAACAACTTGGCTTGGGAAATAACTATTTGATCTACCTCTCATATTATTTTTTAATTATTTTAGACATACCTCCTTTATTCGAATATTTTGAAACATGTAAATTTAATGGCGGTTTTTCAATTTTAGCATTTGGAGCATACAAATGTCTGTTGTTAGCCATAATAGCTAAACCAGAACTTATCGACGCATCATGTTTTGTTCTTTTATTTATATCAAACCTACTCCAATCGTTAAGTAGAGCATTGAAATATAGATCTCCCAATGTTCCATCTTGCTTTAATCCAACGTGGTCTTGTATATACATCTCAATCGCAGCAGCGTGTGCTTGTTTTATGTCTTCACTAGAGTTAGGAATTCCTCCTACTTCTTTTTCTGCCACGGATAGTTTGTTCCATATCTTATCAGGGCGATTCATGCTAAACCCTCTATATCCTCTACGCCTTAAATAATACAAGAGACGAGGTTTATTGTTCTCAGCAAGTATAGGCATCCCGTAAAACACTAAAGCCATTAGAACGTCCTCAAAGAACATCTCTGCGGTTGGTGGTCTTGACAAGTATTCCAAGAAGAAACTATTAGCTGGAGCGTCTTCCATTGAGAATCTTGTTAAGCCATGTAAAGCTCCTTTGGAACCTTCTCCATCTACTGTTCCTGATATATCATAACTATCACACCCAAAGGCTCCCATGTGCTCGTTGCCAGGGCATTTAACACCGTTTTTTAACACTACGTTATTTTGCATTTGTTGAGGTGGAACCCAACTTACTTTAAATCTTCCTTTTGGATCTGGATAAAATATAACTTGAGAATCTTTGATTCCATTTACCCATTGGAAATTACCTTGAGTAATACCTAGAGTTCTAGACATTTCTTCGTTATAATCTATTTGCTCATATATTTTAACTAGGTTGAATATACTACCTTTCGTCTCATCTCTAAATGCGTGCTCTGTAGTTCTTGGGAATTGACGGTAGAATTCATTCAACGCATCAGCGTCTCCTTTTAAACCATCTACTTCGTTTTGCCAATTATCTATTACGCCTACGTCTATTAGTTCACCGTCTGGGGCGAACACATCGCTATCAGGAGTAGTGAATACTGGAAGGCCGTGCTCGTCAATAAATCCTTCGTAGTTCCATTCCATTGGGACGAACAAAGAGTATAAACCAGATTTTGTTTGACCATTTCTATTTCTCTTTGTGACATCTGAAGCATTATATAGTTTTTTAAAATTCTCACCTCCTTTATCTAACGCGTTACTCGTTGATCCCATCATACACTTACCGATAATTCTACTACCTAACCTTAAACATGTTTTTGTCACCCTCCAGTTGTTTAATATATTCTCAGGTCTCTCCCATTTACCAGCCTCATCATGTACTAGTAAAGCTAATTTTTCACCGTCATAACTATTGTCCCCTGTGTTCTTCCAATCAATAGTTGTATCTAATCCTTCTAATTCTTCTAGCTTTTCATTAACTATTATTTTCTTTCTAGTAAACCTTGTAGATGGCACCCTATACGCTAGTTCTGTTTTTGGACGATCCATACCATCTTGAATCGGTTTAAAAAAGAATGGATAGTTTATGCTAATGGGCACGATTTTATCAGTGAACATTTTCTTTGCATCTGAACCTGTTTTAGATAAGACTCCATATCTACTATCACCTGCAAGAGTGGCTAAGTTAACTGTTTCTGCAGATGACATGAAC